TCTGATTCGTCATTATATTTTTGTTTAACCTTCCTTTCCGCTGTCCTTCTTGGATGGGCTCACTTTGCTTATGACCGTCGCTTTGTGAGTGTTAATGTAATCGGTCCCACTCCGCTCCTATATTGCGCAGTAGCGTTGATACCATCGGTGTTTTTCCTTTTCGGTCCTATACCTTATAGTTTCAATATTCAATGAACCAGTCGAGTCTGCTCATTGAAATAATCTCTCGCTCCATCATTAGTAGTTGTTTCTCAGCCCGATAGCTGTATTGCCCTAGAACGGGGCCACCAGCTTTTAACGTGGACCTCCAAGGCCTAAACCCCCTACTGGAGAATAAACACGCCGACCAAAATAGTAGGCGCACGTCACGGATCCCCTGTTTTACAATGAAAATTTTGTGAGTCTCTTTCTAGTCTCCCGAGGCTGTCCTACACCTCCACAGCTAGATTGAACCAGATTAAAAACTCTAGTTCGTTCCGGGCTTTCTCATCGCGTTAGCTGACTGTACGGATTAGTTTAGCGCTTCAAACTGCTTTCTGTCTATGTCTTTGCATTTTTCTATAAAACGGGACTTGTCCCACCAAAATAAAAAGTCAATAAAATATATATCTTGCTTCCCAATATCGGAGAACGAAGCCTATTGCTGGTCCCCCTCCGCTGTCTTAAATGAGGCAGTTAACCCGTTGCTTGCTAGGCCGCTTTTCAAACGCGATGTCCAGCCTTGCTAAAGGCTATCATGACGACGATATCGTTTCCACACTGCTTTTTCAGCGTCCTATACGGACTTTTGCATTCACAATTTATTTCATTTCATTCTTTTGTTTTTACAATTCACTGCATTAAAATGGCGTCTATTGTTTCCTCTTACAACGGCTTTGCCGAAGCTTTCGAATATGATGATGGTTCTCGTTTTACGTATAACGACTCAAATCTTAACAGAGCTATTGAAGATTATGAGATTGAAGAAGTTCTTGACCGCTTTCCCATGGCTGTTTTAGAACGTCTGATATCTCGTAGACAGCTCAAGTTCAACCTTAGAGCTGTTGATCTTCTTCTTTTTTTTCAAGACTCGCCGTTTCTCTCTAGAATGAGATATCTCCATCTTCGTTTTAAAAATGAGCGCAGTTATGCCAATCTCCGTCGTTCTTTTCACACCGTTTTGCGCGAGGCCTCCAAGAGGCATTTCGTCAAGCCTATTACCACCCATCATCTTGGCCCGGTTACTCTCGTAAGTCCTGCTATTTCTTATGAGAATGATATTCAGGAAGTTGTTGCTGAGCGCCTTGCTCATGCTGCTGTTACTGAAAATTACATTCGTAAGAATTTCTTTACCCGAGAACGCGTCCGTGTTTCCGCTATGCGGAAGGCTTACTTCCAACGCCGTAAGCCTCTCGATGATGTTGACGAAGGTATTATTGGTGATGAGGGAATTGTTTTCGATCGTTCCTGCACTACCTGGGACGATGGTTCTGTTCAGCCTGATGAGCTCGATACTCATCCTGGTGAGCGCACTTTTGAGTACGCTTACTGTCCCACCAACACAGAGGATAATCAGTCTCTTCCACCTGTTCTCAACAATATTGAGGTCTATACTGGACCTGAACTCGTTAATCCTCCCCCTTCTGATTGGTCAGCCCTTATCAATGCTGAGATTAATCGTCCATCTGATATGCCTCTCTTTGACATGCCTGTTGAGGATATTGTCTCCATTGTCCCCCCTGAGGATGCCTACCATCTTGAGTGGCCTCTCAATGACGATGATTTTGGCGATGACCACCAGTTGTTCCCTGATGCTTTTCACGAATATGATACTGAGGAACATCCAGATAATTTAAACAATAATTTTGATTTACAACATACTCTTCATATTCGTAATCTTATCTTTTCTACTTGTCCCGGTTCCAACATTCCTGATTTAGTTAATAATTCTGATGATTTCTCCCTTCCTGGAGTTCCTTCTTCTGATTCTGATTACTCTCTTTCTGAGAGTTTTGAAAATGTTGAACCCACTCTTGAAGTTCCTGATTGTCTTCATGATGAACCTGATTGTTATTTTTGTTCTAGATTAATTCAATGCACTTACTTTTCTTCCGTCCGCGTACATAAGCAAGCCCACCACATCTTTGATGATCGCTTTCCTGAATTACCTCTCTGTCAAACCATGAGGTTTATTCAGGAAGCCGCTGCTCTCCAGACCGGCAAGTCTCTAAAAAAGGACTGTTACATCTCTGAGATCATCTCTCTTGCTTACTCCACCGCCGAAGGTGCTTCCTTCAGTGGCATCAAAGACACTCTTAATGCCATGACCTCTCTTACCACGTTTGTTAACAAAATGTCCTCCATCTTGACGTGGTTTAAAGAGGGTCTTTCTACTGTTTGGGACGCTATCAAGAACTGGTGGCCCCAGCTTTGCTGTGTCGCCTACCTTATTCTTGGTATTGTCATCATAAAAGCTGTTCGCCCCTCTGGTAAGCTTCTTGTCGTTATGTCTGCCGGCTTCATTGCTGGTTGCATCGGCTTTGGAGCTATTTCTGGAATGGAAGCTGCTTTTATTACTAACCTTCAGCAAGTCTTCGAAAAAGTCACTGCAGCCACCTTTGGTGGTAGCCTTAAGGCTCAACGCCACGAATTTCGCGAGGCTGCTATGGCCGCCTATAAACAGGAAGGCCATATCTCTCCTCGCGGAGTTGCTATGCGCGTTCTTCACAAGAAACCTCAGAGCATTCGACAGCTTGTTCGGTCCACTGCTTTACCACCTCCTCGTGACGGTGAAGTAATTCTCACTCAAATGGAAGAGCTACGAAACCTTCCATCAAAGGTCCCCAAAAACGACCTTGCCGCTCGTGCTCTTGAGGTTATGGAACGTGCTGTTGTTCACCCTGCTCCTGATCCTCGCGATCTTCACGATATTGGATCCTCTGAATCAGATTATCTTGAAGACGAACCTCCTTCGTACTCTGAATCCGAATCAGCTATGGATTATCTTTATATCGTTACAGCTTTTGCCAAAAGTCTTAACATCAAAGACCAACTTCTTCACCTCAACTACCTTCGTTCCCTTCTCACCGCAGCTAGGGATATGTCTGCTATATTCAAATTCCTTTTCGAACTCATTCCAGTTTTTGTTCAAACTAAACTGCTTGAATATTGCCCAGACATAGCAATTACCCTCCTCTATTCCCAGAGCAAGTGGAAATCTTACCATATAGCTATGGAAAAGATGGAAAAACGTCTTGCTAATCCTGACGCAACCATGATTAGAGAAGCTGAACTTTTGCTAGACAAAGCCACTGCTTATCTTACTGTGCACTGTTCCGAGGGTTGGGCAACTCATGCTGAAGCCCACCTTTCAGCATTCAAAACTGTTGTTCGTAACGCTCATGCCGCGCTTAAAACTTGCGCCCTTGGTGCCACTCCTCTCATGGTTTACCTAGCCGGCCTCCCCGGTATAGGCAAGACTCGCTGTATTCAGCAAATTAACTCCTTCCTCACTGGTTGTTACACGCAAACTCCCAGCCCCTATCGCGTTTATCGTGTTCCCCCCGGTGCATACTGGGAAAACATTGGTGACGCTATTGGTGCTTACTATCCCGAGTTTGCCGGCACTTCCGATGCTGCCAATCTGCAACAATTAGATGAGTGGATGGCTCTTGCTGACGCTGCCTTCAAGCCTAACGGAGCTTCCATTGCTAACAAAGACAAGGTCCACATCTTCAACTTTGTCACCGCTGCTTCTAACTTCCTGTACCCCCGTGGTACCACTGGCTTCAACAACTATGACGCTCTCTATCGACGCGCCGATTTCCGCATTTATGTCAAATTGGATAAGGATTTTGCTAGTGAACTAGGCGAAACTGCAACTATTGCAGAGAAGATGGCTACCCTTAAGGAACTTAAGCCTGAAGTTGCTGCCACCTTTCCTCACCTCCGCTTCACCTTAGTCCTCCCCTCTCCTTTTGATAAAGGCCAAATCGAGCAATACAATGCTGGTTATCTTCCCCATGAGACTTTGGATCCCAAATTTTTTACTATTTGTAGAAATTTTGGTTTCAATCAGTCAAACCTCAAGTTTGAACATCTTCTTGCTGTGCTCCATGCTTATGCAGCAAACCGCAAAATAGGAAATGCTCACTTGACAGCCGAAGAAACCAGCTACATGCTTAACACCTTTTCTCGCATCACTGGCATTGCAGCTCCCCCTCCCGTTGACCCTTCCAAAGTCAAAGCAGAGCACGAACTTTACTTTAAAGTTGGTATGGCTTTTGCTATAGGGCTCCCTACCACCGCCCTTCTTGCAGGAGCTGCTTACGGTATCTATAAATGGTATCGTGCCAACCCCATAGAATCGCTTGCTGAATATGGTAATCGCCCGCGCGATTTCAAAGCCATAGCTCGTCAAAATCGACTCAAGGGCATACCTACCGTTGCCCCTGCCGCCTCTCTCCAGGAAGGCGCCACCCCTGGCGTCATGGAAGAACAATTCATGGAAAGAGTTAATGCCAATGTTGTTAGCTTGCGCTGCGGCGCTGCTTCCATACATGGTTTTGCTCTCGATGATTCTTCCATCATCACCCTAGCCCATGGCTTTAGTGATGGTCCAAAGCTTAAATACGGCGCCATGGTTGAGCTCACTTTCTTCCATGGCCAATCATCCATTGTCCGCACTTTTGAGCTTTTGAAAGAACGTGTTTTCTTCCCAACTGGAGAGGATAATGATACAATCATCATTCGCCTTCCCCAGCCCATGCCTGGCATACGATCGTCCTTAGGATGGTTCGTTACCCAGGAGGAGCTTCGAAACGTTGATAGGGACTTTACTCTTGTCACAAGCACTGGAATTTATTCCGGTATACTTACTGGCACTATGAAAAGTACTATTTATGCTCTCAAAGATTCTGCTGGAAATAAAATTCCAGGCACTAAGGCTGGCTGGTCCCAAACCAAGCTCTTCACCACCAACATTAAAACCACTCCTGGTGACTGCGGTTGCCCCGTCTGGGCCTTTGCTAACGGTTCCCCAAAAATTGTTGGCATACATATAGCTCGTCACACCCAGGACACGTCACTTGAAGTCTACCTTCCCAAAGAATGTCTTGCTCCACATACCTACAAAAATTCTCTAGTTCAATTAGATGTTGTGGAAAGCATTTCTGAAGGCGCTCTTCTTCCCCACCTCTTCACTGATATGGAAATTCCTGATTCGATTCTTCCTCAAGGCAATTTTTGCCCAATAACTGGTCTCGCGAAGAATATTTCCTCGTCAACTAAGACTCAATTTAAGGAAACTCGTTTTAAGGATTCCGTTCCTACTCTACCTTGCCGTGTCGCTCCCTCTGTTCTTGACCCTAAAATCATCAAGAATATGGAGGAGAAATACGGCTTAATTCGCTGGCCCATACCCAACCGTCTCCTAAAATGGGCCGAGCTTGCTTCCGACCTTCAGTACCCTGTTCCCAAGGAACCTCTTCGAATGCGAACTCTTGTTGAAGCGTGCAATATGATCCCTCGAACTGGATCAGTTGGCTTTGGCTGGACTTGCAAACGCTCAGATCTCCTTGAAGTCACGGCTGAGGATAAAGTCATTCCCAACGGAATTCTCAAAGAAAGGGTTGAAAACATTCTTCGTCTAGTTGATGAAGGAAAGGTGCCTATGGCAGTCCTTACTCCTTGTCTCAAAGACGAAACCCTAAAACATGAGAAAATTTTCCTCCGCAAGAGCCGAACCTTCCAGATCTCTCCCATAGAATGGTTGGTTTTCGGTAACATGGCCTTCGGTGAATACTGTGATTACATCCATCAGCGTCCTCTCGGGACTCCGAACACTGTTGGTGTTGATCCTGCTTCTCATGAATGGCATGACATGTTTCATCCCGTCTTCACAAACAACACTAGACCCGACGATGTCTCTAAACTCGTTGATTTGGACTACAAAGCAATGGAAGCCACCATCACCTGGCAGCTTTTTGATAGCTTCCTACGTCACACCACTCGCTACTATCGTGATGAGGGCACTTTTGCCTGGAAATGCCGCAAGGCTTATCTAATGGCTATGTGCAACTCAGGAATGGCAATGAAAAACATTGTCTACTGGCGCGACGGAGGTAATCCTTCTGGAATGAACGGAACCATTGACGTTAACACATACTCTGCTGGCATCTATGCTGCTTATGCTTTTGTTGACATCTTCCCCGCTTCCTTCCCAGCTGACTACGTTGCTTGTATCAAATCCCGTTTCTGTGGTGATGACACTGTCCTAGGTGTGAGTGAAATTGTTGCCGAAAAGTACAATTTTCTCACTATCTACGAGAGCTTGCAAAAACTCAATGTCACCATCACACCTGCCAAAAAGGACGAAGATCCAACACCCTTCGTTCCTCAAACCGAAATCACTTTCTGCAAAAAACAAATTCTCTACTCCGATGAGCTTCACGCGCTTGTTCCCTTCGTTTCGTTCCATACTCTCTTGGATCAGCTTTCCTACACCAAGGATAACTCCCTAGAGGGCATGGTTCAATGCATAAACAGCGCACTTCAATGGAGCTTCTTTCGTGGTAATAAGGCCAAAAATGGTCAAATTCCCTTCGAGGAGCCTACTTTTGATGACCAGAGAGAATTTTTCTGCCAGATTTACCCCGAAATTCGTGACTCGCTTTTTACCTATGAGGTCTTCACCCACAGGTACTATCACCCGACTGAACATCGCGCGGAAGCTTTGTATCGAGACTTCGATATAATGCCTGTCCCCGCACCACTTACAAAACTTAAAATGTCTTCCCACACTTCACGTCATTGCGACACCATTCAATCAAACAACAACACTAAATTTCCATCCCTTGATTTCGAAGCTCCAACCGAATCCTCTCTTGCAGAATTTGGTTTGGATCTTGGTCCCTTCCACATAGGGATCGGTGACGCTCCGGATATGCATGGCCCTACCAACCCTCCGGTTGTTCCGCCTGCTCCTTCCAGTTTTGTTCCTGATATCATCACCAACACCGTCTTGCCTATTCTCGAGGATGCACTTTCCCTCGCAGAATCAGGCACTGTTCTCACTCAGCCTGTTCGTGACGGGGAGCTTATAGCTCCTTCATTTGACAGCAAAACTTCCATGACAGTTTTAGGCGATACTGCCGGTGTTCTCACCCGCGGCAAACCTGAACACACCCTTGTTGCTCGCGACGAACTCGCACACAAGACTTGGGCTAGCGTTCCTGTCATAACAAACAAGTTTATGGTTAATGACCCCTTCACCGTTGAAGCGCTTCTCTATTCAGAGAATATGTCTCCTTTCACGAACATCACTACTGCTGATGGCACAACCGGCTATTACCTCTCACCTGTTGAGGTTTTGGCTCGCATGCATGCCTTTTGGCACGGCTCTCTCCGTTACCGTCTCCAATACGTTGGACCACGTGAGAGTACCGTCCGTGTCGCTGTTTGCTTCCTCTTTGGAGAATCATCGGTTCCCCATTACTCTGATGCTATTCAGTATCCCACTGTCTACATTACCTATGATTCCAAGAAAAGAAGTCAAACTTGGGAGGTTCCTGACATCTCTCCCTACCGCTGGAAATTGCGTGATGACCTGCTTCCGTGGGTTGCTCAAAGCTACCTACAAAAAGCTAACGGAACTATTGCAATTTTCCAAGTCTCCGGTGTTTCTGGCATTAACGTTGACTTGACCTCTGCTCCCTATTTCAATCTTTGGAAGAGTGGGGGCTCAGATTTTGCAGTTTACCGTTTTGCCCCAACTGCCGCCATGTCCAAATTTGGCGTGCCTTCAACACAGAGAAAGAAAAAGGGCTTTGATGCTGATCGCTCTCTTGTCCATGTTTCCGGCCCTGTCGCTCGAATGGAGGATTCCTATTCTCTTGCTGAATCCGACATGGATGCCACCATGGCTAATTTGCCTGGTGAGGAACAACAGGTATTAGCAACCAGCACCACTGCTGCTGATGCTCTTTCTGCCGGAACAGTTATGGAGGCCGCCACCCCACAAACTGCCCCCGCGCTCAATCCTGCCGCCTGCCGTACTCACGGCATAAAGAATTCAACCGTTGAATCCTTGCAGATTTCCAAGCTTCCTGCTAAGTTTTCGAGCCTTGCCACCATCGCTCTTGACACTGGCATGGCTGGAACTGTTGTTTTCAACAAAGAAGTCCCTCTCGACTTCTTGATTGCACAGTCCGCCCTTATAGTGAGCACTGGCCGATACTTTCGCGGTGACCTCCGTCTTCGCCTAACTATTAACACCGGCGCTTTCTCGGGAGGCCTGATTTTTGTCTACTTCGTGCCATACAATGTCAACTTGGCTGACACCAACATTAGCCGCATCACTTCTCTTCCGCATGCTGAGTTAGATGTTGCTACTAATAAGCCCATTGACTTTTTCCTGCCTTATGCCTACCTTGCTGATTATTACAGTGCTCCTGATATTAAGGACGGCAACATGCCAGCCTTTGGCTCTATTGTTGTTTTTGTCCAGAATTTCTTCAAGCCTGTAACTACTCCTAAGCCAACTACTCTGTTTATTCAGGGTCGCTGGGAGAATCTTCAGCCATTCATTCCAATCACCGTCCCACCTTGCGTTTCAAACGCCTCGTCTGCTCGTCAGTCCATGGCTAAGCGAGCTATCAAACCCGCTCTTAAGTCATACAAGCCTGGCTATTCCATTGCTGAATCCGCTATGGACGCTACCGTTACCAACATGGTGGCGGCTGACTCACCCACCAATCCCGCTGAACAGCGTTCAGCCAGTGCCGTTGTTCCTTTGTCTACCAACAAAGTGCCAAATGTGTCCGCATCTTTTGCTGACGAGTTTGTTCGTCCAACTTTGTACTTCGCAAAGTCATACACAATTGACACTAATACTTCCATTCAGATTGATCTTAACAGTCTCTATGAGGGGAATGGCGCTAGCGATGGAGCCGGCCAAGGGAATGTTTTTGACACTCTCAAAAGCTTCTTTGCAGCTTACATTGGTGACGCTCAGTATAACATTATTTTGCGCGGGGGAGGATCGACCAATCTTTCCTATTGTGTTGGGAGTCTTGTTACTTCTGAGGAGAACATGAGTTCCACTGGTCTAACACCTATGGTTCCTTCTCCTTACATACCAACAAATGGTGAGCCACCCTATTGGCCCGCCCGACTTGGCACCACAATCCCTGCGGATAGCTTTGTTATTCCATCCGAGCTTCCGCTTACAACTACCCAACTGCCTGGTAAGCTTGAAGTCATCGTTCCCTTCATGTGTCAAACCCGCTATGCTCCCGTTCAAAACTGGGGTACTGGCGCTGAAACACTTGTCGCACCTATGATTAAAGGATTTATCCGCATTTGGAACCCTTCAACAGAAAAACAAGACATTACTGTTGAGGTTTGGCGTAATCCCGCCAGAGGCACCCGCCTTTCCCATTTTACGGGACTAATTCCCTTCTACTTTGATTATTGCATCAATCCAACAGTTGCGGATCCCATACCAAAGAAAGTCAACTACACCGGTAGTTGGTTTACTCTCCCCACCTGACCTTCAGTTCTCACTGATTGTCAGTTTCCTACAGCGTATCGTTATTAGAACGTCTATTAATTTTCGATTTCAGCGCTAGATGCTAACCAATCATCATAATTCTTAACCAATCGCCCCTAAGGCCCAAACATAAGCCTAGGTTGATTGCTCGCCTTCGGGCCAGTTCAGTCATGGGGGCTTCATGTTTTTGATTTTTGATTTAGAC